TAAGGCTGCTGAACGCTTGGAGGCAATGTCAGCAAGGTGCTTTTGATATTGTGGTAGTGCCTCAATAGCATCCACATACCGGCCGCAGTTTTCGTGCATCCACAAGATATATTCAAAGTTCTTGTCAGCAACCTCGGCCAACGGTAGGCCAGCATACTTGCCAAACCAAACGATGTCAGTAGGACGCTGGTCTGCGCCTTCTTCGGAAAAACTCCTTGACTTGCCACGCAAATTCTCGTCAATTGGCACATTCGGGTACTTAGCCATAGCATCGGCCTTGTCAATTGCGACATTCTTTATGTAGTTAAATTGATGGTTAACCCGTGCAAGGTGGTGGTTACCATAAGCATCCGTAACGTAAACGGGACTCTCGGTTACATCCCAAAGGGTGTAGAACTGATGAGCAAATCCAAGTATAAGCATAGGTTTGAGGTTTGGTTTGTAAAGCAAAGATAATGCAGTATAATCCATTTTGTGCCACCTCGTAGCAAAAAAATTATTCATCCCCCGTTTTATTGCGATTTGGGGCTATTTCCATACATTTGTACAAACCTAACCCATGCCCGAATACCACTCTCTACGACCTGCCAAGGCCCTGACAAACGCCTTGGAAAGGCTCATGATAGCCATCGACAACGCTGACCTTGAAGGCAACCACGCCCTCCTGCTTGAATATCGGAAAGCCTGCGAGTTGTTGGGCTATGACCCGGCAATGGCTCAATGGCAGGGAACCAAGGAGGTCCACCTATCCAGCGGTCCCGATGTTGCCGACCCTGTTGCGGTCAACTACTTCCACAAACTAAACCCCGAAGAATGAGAACCATCACCCACCTCGTCGTCCATTGTACGGCTACCCCGAAGCATACGACCATCGCCTCAATCCGCAAGCATTGGAAGGAGGCCCTTGGATGGAAGTCCGTTGGCTACCATCGTATCATTGATTCGACTGGGAATTTAACGGTCTTGGCTCCTGATAGTGCCATCACCAACGGGGTGCAGGGACACAACGCTACGAGCCTTCACGTGAGTTATATCGGAGGCAAGGATAAAGATGACCGAACTATCGGGCAGCGTCAAGCGATTGCCGTGGTGCTGCTTGATTGGCTCAAGAAGTACCCTACCGCAAGGATATGCGGACACAGGGACTTTCCGGGTGTCGCCAAGGCTTGCCCCCAGTTCAATGCCGAGAAAGAGTACGGCTACCTATACCTGACCGCTGCCGGTTAGTACAACCTATCCGCAGGAGTGAAGGTGGCGTGGACTTGAAGTTCGGGACCCTTGTTGTCCTTGCTGGTATTCCGTGAGGTTTCCAGTTTCAACCAATAGCCTCCCAAAGGCTTCGGGCCTCTTCCTCGCTCAGTATGAAAGCCCATGTAGCCTCCGTCCCATTCTTCCTTGTAAGTAGCCGTACGAAGTTGGTGAATAGGTTTTTGAATGAGGGTTTTGGTTGAGCGGTCATAGCGGTGAATCATATTTTGATGGTAGTACAATTCGTGGACGTGGCCCATCCAAGTCAAGTCGTATCCTTCGGTCCCGGCAAGGAGCCTCTGGTCGTGAATTACTCCGCGGCTGACCGCGCCTCCCCCACTATGCCCATGAAAATAATGCACTACGAAGTTGACTCCACGGATTGTGTCGTGAAGCACTCGGATGTCAATGGTTCCTCCGTAACCCCCAACCTGAACCGCTGACCCTGTGGCGTAGTTGAGGGTGCTGGCGAAGCGTTGCAGGAGGTCTGTTTCGCCATGCTTGATGATAGCGGTTTCGTGGTTGCCGTAGCCTATCAACAAAATGTTTTTGGCGTAGGGGGCAAACCATTCCACCGAGGTGTCCACGATAGCGTCAAAGTAACGGTCGGTGTTGTGTTCGGGACGAATCAGGGACTTGTCTGCTCGACGGTCATATTTACCGCCCATGCAGCAGTAAGTGTCGCCATTGAGTATGATGGCGGCATTCCGCTTGACGGCTTCGTCTAAATGGTTTTTCAGCAAGCCTCTATCGCAATGGGGGTTGTCCCAATGCAGGTCGCTGACAAGTAAGAACTCCTGCCCCGATTGGCAGGTGACTTCGTGAATATTTCGGGTGTGCTTGGTGGCTGGTAGAATCATGAGAGGCTTTTAAGTTTGGCATTTTCGGCTTGGAGTAGATGGATGGTATGCTCCATTTCCTCAAGTCGTTGACGCAAACTTACTACCTCGTTACGAAGTTGTGTTAATTCCTTGTTTTGTGACTCGCTGGTAGCCTGCCACATAGCGAGGACCGCTTGGGCCTGCCTGACTTGCAGGGAGTCCGATTCGACACGGCCCTTGGTGAACCAAGCGACCGCTCCACCGACGATAGCTGCAACGCTCCCGACGATGGTGGTTTCTATCAGGTTCACTTCTTGACCTTTACTTTATCGATTGTCATCCAACCAACTGACAACAAGGTGATTAATGCACCAATAATCTCTTGCAAAGTTTCGGTGTCTAAGAGGCCCTTGGCGACGAGGGTTCCACCGATAAAGGTGAGAAGGTGGCGAAGTAAAGCGATGACTGCTGATTTCATAAAAGGGAGTTTTGGGGTTTCGGGGTTGCGTTTGCGGAAGATTCTCATAGCGATTTGTGTTGGTTGTAGTCCTCGGTGTACTGCTCGTCCCATCCGAGGAAGGAGTGAACTCCGCAGGGTTCGGGCCAAGTTTCGTACTGAATAGCATCTTCGGGAGCGTCGCCCTCCCAAAGGATGTCGTAGGCGATGAATCCATTTAAGACTCCGAGGTCAACGGGAGCGGTCGTGCCTGTGCATAGAGCCAGCACCTTGTCAGCGTCGGCCTGCTTGGGGAATGCGTACTTGCGAAAGGTAGCCATCGTTAGAGGGTTGTCAGCGATTGGAGTTCTGCGTTGGTTAACTTTGTGGTGTAGAGGGCAGCAGCACGGATGCGGTCGTTGAGGATAGTGCCATCACTTCTGCTTGAACCGATATTGACCTTTGTAAGTGTGCCAAATGTAAATGTTGCCGTTTGTTGGGCAGTTGCTGCAACACCATTGATATACATCAATGTTTCTCCCGATTTGTAGCCAATGGCGATTTTTAGAATAGTTGGTGCGGTATATGTTGCACTACTTCCTGCGGTGGTTGTTGCTGATTGCGTTGCGCTTATTCTGTCAAAGTAAATCTTGCCATCTGTGAATTTGTAAATGCCCAATAAATTTGAGGCCGTTCCATCGCTAATGGTCGCAAAAAATCCAACATTATTAAACGACCGAATATCCACCTCCGCATAAATCGTCCCCTCGGTCTGCCCGATGCAACCGCTGACTGCGCCTGTTACATTTATCACGTCTGCGTTGCGGGTTACCGCTGCGGTGGTTGTGGGGATGTAGGAGGTGGCCACCGAGCCTGTTTCAAGTTGTGCGCCCCATAGGTAGAAACCATCCGAACCATTGCCTGCGTATGCTGCACCGCCTCTTCCGTAAACATGAGCGGTAGTTCCTGCGGTAGAATCGTAAACCGTGCAACGATACCATCCATTGCCGTAATTCTCAATCCTTGCGGATGTTGTTGTTATGTTGCTGACGGTTCCGCTAACTAAATTAAATTCCGCTCTAACCGATGCCCCACGCAACCACAAACTTATGACCGATTCTTCGCCTGCTTTTGCAAACACGCTAAAAGTGTAGGCGGCACTTGCGATGCCTGAGCGATTAATATTATGAGCGACATTTCCGCTTGTTGCAATAATCTTGTCGGCATTTGTGGTTCCGTCGGGTGCAGTAAAAAGAGCCGTTGTTCCCGTTGAAACCGTCATTGCGCTTTTGCCCCACGCAGCGTTGTCAAATTCCTCGGAGTATGACAACGCATTCGTCGCCGCAGGCTCCACGAGCAACGCAGGACACCCCGTCACGCCGCCGCTGGTGTAGTAGTCCAAGCGGGGGATGCCCGATGCAACGGATGCAACCAAGCCCGCAGAATCAAACCGCCGTGCCGCCGTGTTGCGGGTAACGGTGAAGTCCCCTGCCCCGCTGGTTGGGATTTGGGAGTATAGTTTCCCCGTCTTGAATCGTGCAGGTACTAAAATCAGCGAAGGTGTCGGCATTGTTAGAAGTTGAAGATTGCAGCGAATCGGACGAACAGGCAACCATTCACGGCAGCCTCGGCAGCGGTTGCTCCGTCAGCCGTAGCCCTTGCATTAAAAGCACCCCAAACACCGGCAGCAAGTCCACCGATGAGCATATTGGTCGGGTAGCCGTAGCCGTAACCTATCAGCATTACAGGAATGTGTAACCGATGACGGAACCTGCGCTTGGAGTTACCGCAGTAATCTTGCCTCCGTTGCGACCGCTGATAACGATGCCAGCGGAAACGGATTTGCCCGATAAGTTGTAAGGAGTCAGGAGGTTTTCGCCACCAGTTCCCGTTAAGACCGTGAAAGTAGCAGCAGCATTGACGACTACGAAGTCGTAAACTTTACCGCTTACGGCTCCGTCAACGAACTCCATCGTACCGCCCTGACCGAGCATTTGTTGCAATATGGGTGTAGGCATTTTTTAGCGTTTAATTGTAAATGTCTTTTAGGTTGGAATTTCACAAACTGAATGGCCGTAAGGGATTTCAAAAGTCATCGTCGCCTGCCACCCAGCCGTGCGGTCATCCCGGCTCTCCACGAACCTCGTAAGCGATACGCTGGACGAAAGGGTCCAGTCCTCGTTCGGGTCGTTTGTGAGCGACGATATGAAGTCCTGTGCGATTTGTAACTGGTCGCTTAGGACCTCGTCCTCGTTATCCTGCCAACCCAGCGTAGGGCTGCCTGAAACCACTCCGCCCATCGGCTTAATGGACTCAACACGGTCAGAAAAGTAAACCCCAACCACCAAGTCCAAAGTGCCAGCGTCAGTACTTGCAGACTGAACGTCCGCAAAAACGAGCGGATAGACGATTCGCTCACGGCTTGGGGTTCGCAGGTTGATGGTGTTGTCCGTGCCTACCGCAAGAGGGTCGCCCGTCCCGAAGGAGTTTACTTGCGGATGGTTGTTGGCAAGGTCCAGCAGGGCTTGCTTGATTTTTATCCAAGACATAGTTTTGCAGTTTCAGTATGTTCTTCTTGTGTGCGCCCATCGTTAGCAGTCATTACACGCCCCGAATTGACCGTAGGGATAGGGGTAGTCCAAATTGCTGATTCCCATCCTCCTGTTGCGGTCCAAGACCATCCCGGTGCGGTAGTTGGTGGCGTTCGGGTATATCGTATCCAAAGCAGAAGGAGGCGAGTTCCAGAGCGGATAAGAATTGCGGTTCTCCATCAAGTACCGGGTAATGCGCTCGGAATACCACTCGGCATCGTTCTTGACCTTATCCGTCAGCCGGGTAATCTCTTCCATGCTCATTTGGGAGGATTCCTCGCTCGTTCTGCGAACCATCCCCTTGTTCATGTACTTGAACGCTAAGACCATGGGCAACTCGTAGTAAAGCCATTGAATCATCGCAGGCTGGATGTAATCTTCCAGCAGCGTTTGGTTGAGTGCAGACGTTGAACCGCTGACGACCTGCGTAACCAGTTCCCCGTACAACGGAGAGCCAACGATGGGCTGAATCCGCATCTCTTGAACCTTAATGACCGTAGGCCGTATCTGCGTGTAACTGACGTTCTCGTTGATGATGCTATTGTCGAGTAGCGTTTCTTCGCTTATAAAGAGTGCCTTCATGCCTTGCTGATTTTATTGCCTTTACGGATGACCAACTGCTGCTCCCATACATGGCGACATTGGGGGCGATTCACTCCGCTCGGTGTGTGATACCAACCGCCCCTCCTGTTCCAAACCGAGTAGCCCATTATCGCAGAAATCCCGTCGATGTCCTCCCTCGTGTAAACCTTGCCCTGCCCGGCCAAGTCAAGCATAACCTTGCAGAACTCACGGCTGGAGCCTTTGTCCTTGTTGCTGAAACCTGTCGCCCATGCGTATTTGTAGCGGACCTCAAGTACAGGCTCGGCAACTTCCTTCACGTTCTTGGGCAGGTTCTGCTCGGCTATCTTGTCCACGGCTCTGCTGATTGGGTAGCGGTCCTTGGTTATCAAGTAGGCGACTCGCTTGGCAACCTTGGCTTTGCTGACCCCAAATTCCTTTGCCATTTCTTCAACGCTTGCGTCCCGGTTCTTCTTGCGATACGCCTCAATCTTCTTGTCCAGTTCCTTTTCTTCCTCGCCCAGTTCGGCAAAGGCTAAACGGATGTTTTCTTCGATGTTGGCATCGAACCGCATCGGCTTGGAGTGCATCACATGGTAATCGTCTGCATGGCATCCGAACTTGCTTGCAACCACTTCCAAGACCTTAAATTCTTCTTCGCCCCATCCGTAGTCCTCGTCGTCTTCTTCGCCCCAAGTCGGTTCGCTGAACTCTTGGGCCTGCACTCCCAGCATCGTGTCAATCTCTTGGGCTGATAGACCGAAGCCGGCTGACAACATGGTACGAGCCATTTCCAGCGTGATTTTCTCCTGCATATACTGACGCACGATACGCATCAGGTTTTGGTACTCACGGCCCGATAACTTCTTGATGTTGTCGTTGCTCTGCAATGCTTCCACGGCTTGCGGTTGCTCATCGGGTTGGGGATTAGGTCCAACCACGTCGGCAGGCTTTTCCAAAGGTTGCAGACCTGCCTTTTCCCGAAGTTCGTTTTGGGTCATTATCTGCAACAGGGCTTGCTCGCTTAGTCGCTCCGTGATAGGCTCCACGGGGATAAGTTCCATGCCTTCCACGCCATTAAAGGATCCCAAATAATTGATCATCCGCTCCACTTTGCGGACCCGGTCGTTGACGTAGGTGGCCTTGAACAACTCGTAAGCCTCGACCAATTCGTTGCGTCCACCCAATTGGCCCTCGGTCTTGACTCCGAATAGCATGGGGTTGGTTACACGGTGGGCAATGAATATCTCTTGCTGGATTGATTTGTTTAATACCTCGAACTGCTTATCCATATCGGACGGAGTGAGCGGTTCAAGTGTCGGGGCATTCGCTGCTTCATCGTTGAAGGTTACCACAAAGCGACCAGCGTTGTCCGTACCGCTGAACTTGCGTTTGATTTGACGCTCGATGTCGCCCTGTTCTTCGGGTGTCGGGATGCCGTTGTTGAAATTAATCAAGTATCCCCCCCAAAAGTTATTCCGGAGATTGTTGTTGTGGAAGTTCGCCACCTGTACGTCTGCCTCAATCCAAGCGTTCCCCCCGATGTATTCCGGAAGCGGGTAGTGCTTCACGCCTGCTGCATAGACCCGATAGTAGAACAACTGCTTTCCGAGGCGATTCTCCGGGTCGAATGCAGGAATCTTCTCGATGTCCCCGACCTTGGGGAACAACTGCATCATGTCGTCGTTGTACCAGTCAGCGACTTGGAACATCTTCTCCTCCTTGTCCACCCGAATCTTCTCAAACGGGACGTGCTCCATCTTGGCGATGGTCCCAAGTTTGGACCAAGTAACCGCAACCGCAAACCCGTTGAATAGCTCCAAGTCCAAGACCAGTTTCTCCGTGATGTCGTTCAAGTCCTCGGTGCTTGACATTCCATCGAAGAACTTGATGAATCGGGCCTGCTGCTCTACGGTCAAGTCATCCCCTGCCTGCCATCCACCGCCCATGATGTAGTTGACCTTGCCGTTGACGATAGCGTTGTGCTTGGACGACCTGCGATAGTTGTCCAGCAGGTAGTAGGGATATTCGTTCGCAAAGCCGTAGGTGATGTATTTGCCGGACCTGTTCTCCAGCATCACGGGGACCTTATGCTCTATCCCAAGCCATTGGGTGAAGTGCTGCGTTGACTTACTCATAGGGTATGAACTGTGAATGAAAGGGCTGAAATTGCGATACTTGCACCGCTATTGATTGCGTTGACGTAGATGGTGAACTCATCGTTGACCGCACCCGTAACGTAAGCCTCCGTATAAATCGCATGGCCGTTCGTGTGGCTCGTTGTGATGTCAGTCATTGACTGGTCAATCGTTGTACCGTTCTTGGCGATGTAAACCTTGATTTGGTTGTTGTTGCCCTGCGCCAAGACCATGGATGCAGCGATGCGAAGGGTCGCCCCTGTTGTGCCTGTGTAGGTCAGCGAGTTGGTAGTTCGTGAGAAATTGTAGGTTGACAAAACGCCCGATTTCATCGCACTTGTCAACTTGACTCTTTGCCCCTGCGTTGGGGTGAAGGCCGTGTCGGTGTCGAGGTAAAGGTTCGCAAAGCCCCGTTCCCGGTCAAGCGTTGCGGTGTCTGCGAGGTCGTCGAATAGACCGCCTACACGGGATGCGGTGTTGGCCCCGGCAGCGGTTTCGTTGGTGATGGTAGCAGCACTCGCTTGGAGGTCGCTTCGTGTTTGTACGCTCATGCGAAGGATTGGTCAAAGGTTGAATCGAATACCCTCACGCTGGATGCGAGGAAGGTGTTGTAAGTAATTGAATTGGCGTAGGTATTGAACCCTATCGTTACGGTTTGTATAAATGCCAAGCCCGTTTCAACGACCGCCAAAGCAGCGGTAACCGTGCTATTGGTATCGTAAACTTCATACTTATACGAGCCTGTTTCAAGCGACCCCACGGCAATCTGAAATTGGTCATAGCGGTTGGTATAAGATGACAGGTTTGCGGATTTCAGCAGGGTGAAATCGGTCGTCGTGTTCTTGGCGATGCTTGTGAGTCGCAAGATGTAGCGGTCCCCAGTACTGGCTCGCTCGGTCCAAGTAACCGTCAGGGTGTTGGTCGTGTCAGGGTTCAGGTAAAGCATCTGCTTGTAAATGTGCGATGCCCCCGAATTTCACAATTTGCGCCCAATCTGCCTGTATAGTTCGGCCCGCTTCTTGGCGGTTTC